CCATCAATAGTTATTACTTGTTATGATGATTTAGCAACTGCAATAACAACATCTTCAAGAATTACATTAATTCCTGATCCACGCAGTGGGCAAATTGTTCAAGCCGCTACAACTACAGGCGCTACACTAGGTGTAACTGTTGTCGATATGGCAGCAAGTGCTTATGGTTGGTTTGCAGTATCAGGTCCACAAGCTGTATTAACTTCAGGAACATTAGTTGTGGGCAACCATGCAGTACCTTTAGGTGCAGCTGGAGCAGTTGGACCCGCCGCAGGAGACGTGATTCAAGTAATTGGTACAGTTATGATAGTTAACGTAACTACTGATTATTCATTAATCAACCTTACAGGTATTATCTAGGAGTAATTTATGGCTAGATCAGATGTAAAAGCGGTCACTATAACCGCAGACACAGTAGCCTTAGATGCCGATGGAATATCCGTAGCAGCAGCAGTCGGAAATAACGCAGCCCTCGTAATAGGGGGAGCGTTAGCTTCTGGCGGTGCAGTTGCTCTCAGTCATGGGAGGGTAGTTACTGTCCTTTCTGCCGGGAATGACGCGGCTAAGTCCTTTACTGTTACGGGAACTGATGTCAATGGGGATGCTCAAACAGAGTCCATTACAGGTGCTAATGCAGGAACTGCTACTGGAACAAGTTACTTTTTAACTATATCTGGCATATCAGCGGTGGGCAACCCAGCAGGTAATGTCTCAGCCGGGGTTAACGCTTCAGCCGCCGATGTTATATTTACGGGCAGAGCTCGGTTTCAAGGGGTTAACTTGGTGTGTACCGGTACAGCCGGGGTGTTAGATTTTTTAACTACTTCGCCTACAGGTACTTCCTTGTATAAACTTGGAACAGTAGCTAGTGCTACGGTAACTCGGGACGTAACTATTCCCGATGAAGGTATGGTTTTTTCTAGCGGTATTTATGTGCAATACACGGTTTCAACATTTAACACTATGACGGTATTTCATGCTTAGAGGTTAGGGTACATTATGAGCCACATTTCTTCTTATACGGGATTAGAAAAAGAAATTTGCGACGAAATTAAAGCTTGGTCGGAATATGCTTTAGAAGCACCTAATGAAGAATGTGGCAATTTACCCGTTTGTGCTTATGCAAAGCAATCTTGGAAGGATAAAAAAGTTGGTTTTTCTTTTAAGTATTGTCCGGGTTACCAACCTTTATATACATTAATATCTACTTTTGACGATTCCTTAGATGTAGCCGTGCTAGTTGATTTAAGTTACGACGATGATGCAGAAAAATTTCATCAATATTTAGTTGATTTAAACGAAGCTATTTCAAATGGTTTTTTTATACAGAAAGACGTTTGGGTTATGGGTTTTCACCCGGATGATGATTTAAACGAAGTTATAGACGACGGCACTTTTGAGCCAATGATTGAAACTGAGTATGCTATGATATTCATACAAAAGTTAAGTAAATTACAAAAAGCGGCAAAAAAATTAAAAACTACAGGGTATTACAAACATTTTTTTGATGATGATAACGCCCCACATGTTTTTGAATTAAGGGAACATTTTTACAACAAACTCACGCAGGAGAGTTTCTCATGAACAGAAGTAGTGTTAATTTAGGTAATGGCGCTGTTAAAAAGACGGGCGTTAAAAAAAGAATGGCTGGCGGCGGAATGGTTAAAAAAACCGGCGTTAAGAAAAGAATGGCTGGCGGCGGAATGGTTAAAAAAACCGGCGTTAAGAAATTTCGCGGTGGAGGTTTAGTTAAAAAAATGGGCGTTAAGAAATTTCGCGGTGGCGGAATGGTTAAAAAAACCGGCGTTAAGAAAATGGCTATTGGTGGCATAGTTGCTGGGGTTGGAAGGACTATTGCTAAAAAAGTTGGCGAAAAAGGGGTTAAAAAGCTAAGTGCTGCCGCAAAAATGCTTAAAGATATGGGTAAAGGCGCAGCAAAAGCAACTAAATCAACTAAACGTAAAGGCCGACCGCCTAAAAGTAAATTTGCAAAAATTAAAAGCCGCGTTAATTTAGGTCAAGGCGGTCCTTTATCTATTGCGGAAGCATCCGCTTATACAGCGGGTGGTGTGGCACTTGGTGCTTCGGGTAAAGATAAAAAGAAAAAAAAGAACGCTTAAATGGCTACTTCATCTTCTTCCAATTTTGAACTAGACGTAGCAAGTTACGTAGAAGAGGCTTTTGAGCGATGTGGCTTAGAGGTTCGTACTGGATATGACTTAAAATCAGCCAAACGTTCTTTAAACTTAATGTTAGCTGATTGGGCTAACCGTGGCTTAAATCAATGGACGGTAGAACAAACGTCTATCCCGTTAGCTTCTAATGTAGCTAATTATCCAGGCGGTACACTTTCTATAACAGTAGGGACTGTTAACGCTTTTACTGTGGGTGAAACTATTACAGGTGTAACCAGTGGTGCTACCGCTTCAATAACAAGTGCTACTTCTGCTACTGTTTTTGCTATAACCATACCTTCAGGGACATTTGTTGCGGGTGAAACTATTGCAGGTGAAACAAGTAATGCTGCTACAACTGTAACTTCTGCGGTCGATTTAAGCACGGTACAAAAAACTATTGATATCTTATCCGTAGTAATTACTCGCGATGGCACAGATTATGGGTTAACCCGTTTAAGCCGTAGTGAGTATTTAAACATACCGAATAAGTCTCAAACAGGTAGACCCTCTCAGTTTTTTTTAGACCGTCAAATAGCGCCTACATTAAAACTTTGGCCGGTACCTGAAAATATCACAGACATTGTTAAGTTTGATCGTTTAGTACGTATGGACGATGCAGACGACTACACCAATACTTTGGAAATACCCTTTCGTTTTTACCCCTGTTTAGCGGCAGGTTTAGCTTATTATTTAGCAATAAAACGTGCCCCGCAACGAATAGAACTTTTAAAAGCTATTTATGAAGAAGAATTTAGTAGAGCGATGGAAGAAGATCGAGATCGAGCTTCGTTAAGAATAACGCCGAGTTTTAGTTATTATGGGGGTTAATTGTGGCTAAATACGCTGTTGGAAAAAAAGCTTACGGAATATCAGATCGCTCTGGTTTTCGTTATCCTTTAAATAAGATGAAAAAAGAATGGACAGGAATGTTGGTGGGTTTTGATGAGTTTGAGCAAAAGCATCCCCAACTAAAACCGGTACGCAGTTTTTCTGATCCGCAAGCGTTAAAAAACCCTAGACCTGACAGAGTAGAGCCTATTGTTACTTACGTAGCTACACCGGTCTTGTCAGAAAAAACATTTACACCAATAAGGGCTTTTACTGTTATTGGTCAAGTTACGGTGGTTACAGCATGAGTTTTACATATGCGTCTTTAAAAACAGCTATTCAAAATTACACAGAAAATGATGAAGCTACTTTTATTGCAAATTTAGATGTTTTTATAAAAAACACCGAAGAAAGAATTTTAAAAAATAATCACTTAAGTGTTTTTAGAAAAAATGCTACGGGAACAATGACGGCTTCTAATCAATATTTAAACAGCCCTACTGATTTTTTAGCTCCGTTTTCGCTTTCTATTACTTCAAGTAGCTTAAAAACTTTTTTAGATTTTAAAGATGTTAATTTTATACAAACTTTTAGTCCAGACAGCACGGCTACAGGGGTGCCCCGTTATTATGCTCAATTTACGGTAAGTTCTTTTGTTATAGGCCCTACTCCAGACAGCAACTATACCTCTGAACTCCACTACTATTACCGTCCGGCTAGCTTAACGGCTGGCTCTGATGGTGGGACTACGTGGCTAAGTATAAACGCTACGCAAGCAATGCTGTACGGTTCTCTTATAGAAGCGTATACTTTTATGAAAGGCGAACCGGATGTTTTGCAAGAGTACGAAAAACGATTTTCAGAGGCTATGATTTCCATTAAAATGTTAGGTGAATCTAGGGAAACTACGGATGAATATAGAACCGGGAAAGTAATAAGAGACAAACAATAGGAATTTATATGTTTAGTGTTGAAGTAAAGGCAAATGTAAATGGTGTAAATGTTCATACTACTGAAAACAGAGGGTTTACACCTGAAGAAATTGCGGCTAGAGCAGTAGAAAAAATAGTTTCAATTTCTGACGAAGTTGATCCAATGGTAAAAGCTCAAGCCGAAGCTTTTAAAAGTAAAGTTTACCATGTTATTGTATTAGCATGTAAAGATGCAATAAATAGCGACAGAACCACTATGTGTAATCTTTTTTCACAACAAGGTCATAAAGATATGGCTGATATTTTAAGGAGTCTATAATGGCTATAACGCAAGCTATGTGTACCTCGTTCAAGAGCGAACTGCTTCAAGGCATACACAATTTTCACAACGGTTCGGGTGGTGGGACTACCACTACCACAGGTAGTGGTAATACCTATAAAATTGCACTTTATACAAGTAGTGCAACTATGTCAGCTTCTACAACCGCTTATGCTACAACAAATGAAATTTCGGGTACAAACTACACGGCAGCAGGAAATACATTAACTAATGTTGATCCAACTGCAAGTGGTACTACTGCTTTAACAGATTTTGCAGATACAACATGGTCTACCGCTACTATAACTGCTAGAGGAGCTTTAATTTACAATTCTTCTGCAGCAGCAGGAACAGCCGGTAGAGCCGTTGCAGTTTTAGATTTTGGCGGAGATAAGACAAGCACATCGGGAGATTTTACAGTACAGTTTCCTGCAGCCGATGCTAGTAACGCTATAATTCGTATTGCCTAGGAAGTTAGATGGCTACCGGTTGGGGTAGAAGTACCTGGGGTGACGATAAGTGGGGGGTTACCTCTGCTATATTCGGCGTAACAGGTGTAGCTGCAACTTCTGCTTTAGGGGCAGAAAGCGTAGTCGGTGAAGCTAATGTCGCTGTTACAGAATCAGCGTTAACCGCTTCGTTAGGTAACGCTATAACAGCAGGAGCCGCAGTAACTGGAGTTACTGCTAGTGCAAACGTAGGAACGCTTGGAGATGAGTCTGTAAGCGCCGGGGCGACAGTAAGCCCTACAGGAGTAGCTGGAACAGGGGGTGTTGGGTCCTTATCAACTATATCTAATAACAATTTAGATGTAACGTTAGCCGCAGCAACGGCCAATTTAGGAACCGTAACGCCAGAAGCAAACGCTGATGTGCCAGTAACAAGCATATTAGCAACAGGCAGTATAGGATTTGTTAATGTTTGGAGTTTAGTAGATACTGGACAAACACCAAATTGGAATAGTATAAGCAACAGTCAAACACCAAATTGGCAAGAGGTAGCATAAAATGGCGAGCACATATGTAAATGATTTAAGATTAGAAGAAATTGCAACAGGGGAGCAATCTGGGACATGGGGCGCAACTACTAATACTAACTTGGAGTTAATAAGTGAAGCCTGGGGAAGTGGTTCCGAAGGCATAACAGGAACTTCGCACACTATTACACTAGCTGATGGTGCTAGTGACGCAGCTAGGGCCGTATCACTAACGCTTACAGGCTCAACTACTGCGTTAAATACAGTTACCCTAGCACCTAACACAATTAATAAAACTTGGATAATTCAAAACTCAGCGGGTTACGCAGTTTCCATATCGCAAGGTACGGGCGCAAATGTCGTCATACCTAATGGTAGTATTAAGATGATTGTTGCTGATGGCGCTGGTTCAGGCGCAGCAGTCACGGACGTACTTGATATGACAGGCGGTACAGGTAACGTAGGACTGGGTTCTGGTAACTTAGGTACAGCCTTAACTACAGGAACAGATAACGTAGCCATAGGTGAAGCATCCCTTGATGCAGTCACAACTGGCTCGGACAATACCGCAGTGGGCGATAACGCTGCTGGTGCTTTAACCACGGGCGGAAATAACGTAGCTATTGGATCAGGTGCTCTACTGGTAGCCACAACGGCTTCTGATAATACCGCAGTAGGAACTTTAGCCTTAACCGCTAATACTTCAGGAACAAATAACACAGCAGTTGGTTTTAGTGCTGGAGATGCTATAACAACAGCAAATAATAATACTGTAATAGGCGATAATGCGGGTGGAGCAATAACTACTGGAGCAGGAAACACAGCAATTGGACCTGATTCTTTACTCGGTACAACAACTCAAGCAAACAATACCGCAGTTGGCTTAGATGCACTTAAAGCTAATACCGCAGCAGACAACACCGCAGTTGGGTCTGGTGCTTTAACAGCTAATACTACAGGAACAAACAATACCGCAGTGGGTTTTGCTGCTCTTGATGCAAATACGACAGCTTCTAACAACACCGCAGTTGGAGATAATGCACTAGGAGTTAATACAACGGGTGCTGGTAATACAGCGATGGGTCCAGATTCGTTAGCAGCCAATACTACTGCAAGTAACAATACCGCAATCGGATTAGATGTTTTAAAAGCAAACACAACAGGAGCTTCTAATACAGCAGTTGGTGCAGCAGCTTTAGCAGCAAACACAACAGCAGCAAACAACACAGCCGTTGGTACAAATGCCTTAACAGCAAGCACCACAGGTGGAAATAATACAGCAATGGGTAACAATTCCCTTGATGCAAATACGACAGGTGCTAGTAATACTGGATTAGGTGCTTTATCTTTATCTGGAAATACCACAGCATCTAACAATGTAGCTGTTGGAAGGTCGGCTTTACAAACTAATAGTACAGGTACTGCTAATACAGCTATTGGTAAAGATGCTTTACTTGCAAATACCACAGCTTCTAACAACACCGCAGTTGGAATGGACGCTTTAACTGCAAACACCACAGGTGGTGAAAACACCGCAATTGGTCAAAATGCCTTATTTTCAAACACAACTGCTTCAAACAATGTAGGAATTGGACACAGCGCCTTAGAAGCTAACACTACTGGTGCATCTAATACAGCAGTTGGTAAAAATTCTGCAAAGGCAATAACAACAGGTGATGCTAATACCGCCATTGGTCATAATGCTTTAGCAGCAAATACGACAGCCGCTAATAACACAGCAGTTGGTGCAAGTGCTTTATTAGCAAACACTACAGGTACTAACAACACCGCAGTTGGTAATTTATCTTTAACTACAAACACCACAGCAAATAACAACACAGCAGTTGGTGTATCTGCTTTACAAGCTAACACCACAGGTGCTGAGAATCAAGCATTTGGAACTTTTGCTTTAACAAGTAACACCACAGGACACAGCAACGCAGTCGTTGGCTACAACTCTCTAGGAGCAAACACCACAGGTACTAACAATGCAGCACTTGGTTTTAGGGCTTTGCAAGCAAACACCACAGCAGGCACTAATACAGGAATAGGTGATAGCGCATTAATGGCTGCCACAGTAGGTGGTGGTAATACAGCAATAGGGCAAGCTTCAGCACTAGCCTGTACCACAGCATCTAATAATACCTTTTGCGGTAAGGATACTGGCTACAACCTTATTACTGGTAGTCAAAATATTTATGTTGGATATAACAGTACAGCAAGTGCAACTAATGTAACTAATGAAATTCTTATAGGTAGTAGTGCTACTGGTGCTGGAACAAACACTGCAAGATTTCAAACAACAGGTGGTTCTGCTACACTAGGTTTAGATGGTTCTGATACATCTTGGGCGGCAGCTTCAGATGAAAGACTTAAAAGCAATATTACAGATTGTGCTGTAGGTTTAGATTTCATTAAAGATTTACGCCCTGTTACATTTAAATGGAACTCTAAAAATGCTATTGAAGATAGTTTACCTCAGTATGATGCAAACTCATCAGAACCTGTTCACGGCTCTGGTAAAACTCAACACGGCTTTATAGCTCAAGAAGTTAAAACAGCTATTGAGGAACACAGCGGTTTAAAAGATGGCTTTACTATGTGGAGCAAAGACCCTGATGGTACGCAACAAGTAGCACCAACAGCAGTAGTACCTATGTTAGTCAAAGCAGTTCAAGAACTTTCAGCACAAATAGAAGAATTAAAAACACAACCTAAATGTAAATGTAATAAGGAATAGATATGGCAGTAACTAAAGCAATGACAAAAGCAATACCATCTGAAAAGTCTAGTAAGGCACAGGAATGGAATCTAGAGATGAAGTATGAGAACGATAGCGATGGCGATTCTACTTACTATACTACTACTTTCAGACACACAGCAAAAGCCGCAGATGGTGATTTTACCGCAGCCGCTAAAGGCTCGTTTAACTTAGCCGCCTTGACAGCACTATGTCCTGTTTCACGTTGGGATGCAGTATTTGCTAGTCAAGTAGCCTCAGTTATTACAAGCCCTGTAGCACCCCCTGTACCTGACACATCTTTTAGCGTACCGAGTTAATGGAAACAAAATTTCATGCAATGCCTAGCGTTTTTGTTATGGAGCATGATGTTCCAGCAGAAATGGTGACTAGTCTCAATCTTTACTTAGATAAATATCTAAAACAAAAGAAACGTAAGTCACTAGCTTCTACTCTTGTTGGTCAGATACAGAATGGTCAGCAATTGCTTATGGATCACGAAGATAAAAAATTAGTTGAGTTTACTAATATGCTGTGTGGTTTAGGCGCACATTATATAAATCAATACTCAAGAGCCACTGGTGCAAAATTTAAAACTAATAAACAAGTACAAATGGATGAGCTTTGGTCGGTACACAGCTATGAAAGAGATTATAACCCTATCCACAGTCATGGTACTAAAACATTAATGGGTGTATCCGCTACTATGTGGACTAAAGTACCGCAGCAAATATTAGATTTACCCACAGCGGGAACGTCTGAATATAGCTTATATAACTCTAGTGGTCATTCAGATGGGTGTTTAGCTTTTCAATATGGGCAAAGCCATGTTACCGATAATGAGATGCTTAAACCTGCTCCAAGTTTTGTAGTAAGGCCCGAAGTAGGCAAGTTATATTTATTTCCAAGTTGGTTACAACATATGGTTTACCCGTTTCAAGGTAAAGGCGAGAGAAGAACCGTTGCAGCTAATCTTAATTGTTGGGATGTAACAGAGGAAGCGGCATAATGTATGAATACAATTGCACAGTAAATAGAATAGTTGACGGAGACACCATTGATGTAACCCTAGACTTAGGTTTTTCGGTGTTATATAAGTCCAGAGTGCGTTTATACGGCATTGATACACCCGAATCACGCACCCGGGACAAAGATGAAAAAGTACGCGGTTTGCTTTCAAAAGAATTTTTAAAAAAAGCGGTTGCTGATGAAAAAGTTGTTTTGAAAACAAAATTAAAAGATTCACGGGGAAAGTTTGGTCGGGTTTTAGCCGAAGTTTGGGTAAACAACCAAAACGTAAATCAAAACATGGTAGAAGAAAACCATGCTGTAGCCTATTTTGGTCAGAGTAAAGACGATATTGAACAAGAGCATTTAGTTAATAGGCAAAAATTAATAGATAAAGAAATATTTGATCCAGCATTAGTTGGAAAAAAATAGGAGAATAGTATGGATACCATAGTAAATTTAGTTACATGGGCGACAACAATAGTAACGGTAGCTAGTTTAATAGCTGCTTCAACGCCTACACCCAAGGATGATGCTTGGGTAAGTAAACTTTACAAGTTCCTTGACTTACTGGCTTTAAACATAGGTAAAGCAAAGGACAAGTAATGCCCACGGTAAAAGATGCGTTAGCTAAATTAGAGGCCCATGAAAGAGAATGCGCTGTTCGTTATAAATACATTGAAAAAAGTTTAGACGAAGGTTCAGCAAAATTTAAAAAATTAGAGTCTCTTTTATGGGGAGTATATCCTTTTATAGTTGGCACCGTTCTTTTAGCAAAATATTTTTAATGTAGGGGGGGTTTTGTGCCTTTACAAAAGTTACAGTTTAAACCTGGAGTTAACCGAGAAACTACTTCGTACACAAACGAAGGGGGCTGGTTTGACTGCGAAAAAATAAGGTTTAGGTCCGGCGTACCTGAAAAAATTGGAGGTTGGAGCAAAAAAAGTATTAAAACTTTTTTAGGTACTTGCCGTGCTTTACACAGTTGGGTTTCTTTAGACGGTAGTGTTCGCACAGGAGTTGGCACGCATTTAAAGTATTACATCAACGAAGGCGTTGATTACAACGATATAACACCTATACGTGCTACCACCACTAACGGAATTGTTTTCGCGGCAACGAATGGTAGCTCCATTGTTACCGCCACAGACGACAATCACGGTGCCGTAGAGAATGATTTTGTTACTATAAGCGGCGCGGCTTCGTTAGGTGGTTTAGTTACGGCAGCCGTTTTAAACCAAGAATATCAAATACTCACCGTACCTAGCGCCAATACGTTCACGTTTACTGCTAAAGATACCGATGGTGTTACAGTCACAGCTAATGGCAGTGACTCAGGTAATGGCGGTTCCGGAGTAGATGGGGCGTATCAACTTAATGTTGGTTTGGACAACACGGTTCTCGGAACAGGTTGGGGTGCAGGTACATGGGGTCGTGGTACATGGGATTCTGCTGCTGCCTTAACAGACATTGCTAATATTCTTCGTATCTGGACCCACGATAATTTTGGCGAAGATTTGATAATAAATGTTCGTGATGGTGGTATTTTTTATTGGGACACCAGTGCTAACGCTAATGCGTATGATCGAGCTATTGCTTTATCGGCGGTAACCGGAGCAAACTCAGCACCCACTATAGCCAAAAAAGTATTAGTCTCGGATCGAGATCGTCACGTTATTGCTTTTGGTTGTGATGCAGATGAAACTACGGGTACGCAAGACCCGTTATTAATACGTTTTAGTGACCAAGAAACAGCGACTACTTGGAACGCTACCGCAACAAATACCGCCGGAAGTTTACGGTTGGGCTCAGGTTCTGAGATTGTTACTGCAGTAGAAACTCGGCAACAGATACTGGTGTTTACCGACGTATCCCTACACGCCATGCAATTTTTAGGACCGCCCTTTACTTACGGCATTAATTTAATTTCAGAAAACATTACAATAATGGGCCCTCTAGCAGCAAAAGCAGTAGACGACTTTGTTTTCTGGATGGGGTTAGAAGATTTTTATGTTTATGACGGACGTATACAAAAATTACCTTGCACAGTAAAAGCTTATGTTTTTAATGACTTTAATCTTTTTCAAAAAGAAAAAGTTTTTGGGGCAATAAATTCTTCGTTTAACGAGGTTTGGTGGTTTTATCCTTCGGCTGATTCTGATTCAATAGACCGTTATGTTGTTTACAATTATTTAGAACAAAGTTGGTATTACGGCACGATGGACCGTACGGCTTGGATGGATCGAGGTATAAACGATAATCCTGTTGCAGCAGGGACAGATAATTTCTTGTATAGCCACGAGTTTGGTTTAGATGATGGTAGTACCTCGCCCGCTTCTGCTATACCTGCTTACATAGAATCCAGTCAGTTAGCTATAGGGGACGGTGATAAGTACGTATTTATACGTCGATTGTTACCTGACCTTACTTTTGACGGTTCAACCGCTTCCTCGCCAACGGCTTCCTTTACTTTAAAAACAAGAAACTTTCCGGGAGGTGCATATGATAATTCCGATGCAAATACCGTTACGCAGTCTGCAGGAGCAACTACCACTACGGTAGAAAGATTTACGGATCAAGTGCATGTAAGATTACGAGGACGTTCGTTTGCTTTACGAGTAGACAGCAGTGGGTTAGCCGTACAGTGGCGATTAGGTTCACCACGGGTAGATATTCGTCCGGACGGTAAAAGATAATGTCCAGTAGAAATTTAACACAACCCACGTTTCCCGTACCACCAAAAGAATACGATAGCGGCTACATGGCGGAAATAATTAGAGCTTTTTCGGTCTTCCAACAACAGTTAATTAATCCCGGTGAAGGCCGAGCCACTAACTTTACGTTGACCAATCTAGCAAATAATGATACAGGACTTGAAACTGGCGCTCTTTTTGCGCAAAATGGACATGTTAAAATTGTTTTATTAAACGTAGCTTGTCCGGCAGGTTTTGAAGCTACCGCAACATTGGGTAGCGTAACGGTAAGCATTCCTTAGAAATGCGTGTTAATATATTAAGTAAGATTCAATTAAAGGGTAAACGATGTCTTTAGCAGCAACACAGGACTACCAACCACAAGAATCTTTAATGGTTCCCGATGGCGGCATAGCTTCTTTTTTAAATGCTACTGAAGGCGCTTGGGCTACTGACGACATTCCTCGCACGGGTATTGCACAAGTCAAACACGTTGCCGATCGTTTAGCTGAATACGGGCGTAACGAAGATGAGTTCATGGTCCACGCAGCAGAGGGTGAAACGGTTGTACCCTTAGAAGTATTAAACGCTAATCCGCAACTTAAATTTAATCTTTTTAAACAAATGGAAGCCATGGGTTTAGAACCAGAACGTTATGTTGTTGGTAATGAATTAAACTCACTGAATCCAGTAACCGGTCAGCCTGAATTTTTTCTTAAAAAACTTTTTAAAGGCGTTAAGAAGCTAGTTAAGAAAGTAGTCAAGGTTATTAAAAAAGCCGTCCCTATTATTTTACCCATTGCATTAGCTATGACACCGTTAGGCCCTATTTTTGGGGCTGCTATGGGTTCTGGAATAAACACTTTAGCTGCTGGGGGTAGTTTCAAAGATGCCTTAAAAGCCGGGGTAAAAGCCGGAGCAATAGGTGGTTTTGCTTCTGGAATAGCCGGTGGTGTTGGTTCACTACGGGCTGGAAATACTTTTGCAGCAGGCTTCAAGAGTAGCGTGGGTAGTGCAGCAGGTGGTGTAGGCGAACGCTTTAGGCAGTTTGCAAGTCCGGGACGAGTTAGCGAAGCCGGTGGTTCTTACTTTGGTGATCCGACCCGAGCGATAACTTCTCCTCCAGCGGGACCCGCTTTACCTCCGATAACCGCAGTAGGACCAACTTTACCTCCTCCGATAACCGCAGTAGGACCACCTTTACCTCCTCCGATAACCGGAACC